GTGGTGGCATTTGACCTTATTCGGTCTGGTAATTTGGGTCTTGGGATTGCTTTTGTTGGCTATTCCATTGGCAATGTTGGTTTAACTATGGAGGCTTTGAAAGCATGAGCGGAGTGAATGAAACATTGGAAATTCGTGAGACAACGTATGGCAGCTATTTGAATGTTGCGCTATACTCACAGATGATTAAAGGCGACCTGCGTCACATGAAGAATTGGAATGAGATTCCTCCGCACATGCGTGAGAGTTTGGATATGATTGCCAATAAGATTGCACGAATCATGAATGGCGACCCTTATTACAAAGATAGTTGGCATGACATTGCTGGCTATGCAACCCTGGTAGCAAACACATTGGAGGACTAATGCTTTTCCTAGACATTGAAACAGACAGCAAACACAAACACATTTGGTGCTGTTTCACTTGGGACAAAGAGAACGGTAGCGTATGTCATACAGAAGCAAAGACATTGATTCCTTTAATCGAAAAGTCAGACAAAGTGGTAGGACACAACTTGATCGGATTCGATGGTCCTCTCCTGCGGAAGTTGTGGAATGTGAAGATAACGAGGAATCAGGCGGTGGATACATTGATTCTTTCAAGGCTTTACAATCCCAATATCGAAGGGGGACACGCTCTAGACGATTGGGGCAAACGGGTGGGACTGAACAAGTCTGACTATGCCGAGGCTTATGTTGCAGCAACTGGCAAGGATGCTAGTCTGCGGTGGGATGATCCTCACCTGCCCACCCTGTACGCCTACTGCGAGAATGATGTTGCTGTCACAGTGAAGACATACAACATGCTAATGGACTTGCTCAAGGACTTCTCCCAGGAGAGCATTGACCTAGAGCATGACGTTGCAATTATTTTGAAGAGGCAAGAAGAACATGGGTTTAAGTTCAACATACCAGAGGCTCAGGCTTTGTTGGCTGTCCTTGCAGGTAAAATGGTGGATATTGAAAACCGATTGCAAGTTGCGTTTCCTCCTTTGGTTGAAACGAACAGGAAGAATAAGCGCACTGGAGCACCACTTAAGGATATTGTCACTCCTTTCAACCCTGGTTCTAGGAAACAAATCGCAGAACGCCTTAAAGACAAAGGCGTATCGTTCTCTAAAACGACAGAGAAAGGACACGTAATCGTTGACGAGAAGGTGCTAGAAGGTATTGACTTACCAGAGGCAAAGCTGCTGCTTGAATACCTCATGCTGCAAAAGCGTGTGGCTCAGGTGACAAGCTGGCTAGAGGAAGTCAAAGAAGACGGGCGCATCCATGGCAGGGTGATTACCAATGGTGCAGTGACAGGCAGGATGACACACAGCAGTCCCAACATGGCGCAGGTTCCAAACTCTGGTTCCATGTATGGACCTGAGTGTCGCAACCTATTCATTGTTGACAAGGGCAACGCTCTGGTAGGCATTGATGCTTCTGGTCTTGAGCTACGTATGCTTGCCCATTACATGAGGGATGAAGGATATGTCAAGGCAGTTGTCGAAGGCAGTTCAAAAGATGGCACTGATGTCCACACGCTCAACCAAAAGGCTGCTGGCCTTGAGACAAGGGATCAGGCAAAGACGTTCATCTATGCTTTCCTGTATGGAGCAGGTGCTGCAAAGATTGGCAGCATTGTCGGTGGTAGTTCTAAAGAGGGACAGGTTCTTATTGAAAAGTTCCTCTCACAAACCCCTGCCCTCAAGGTGTTGCGAAACAAAGTTGAGACAGTATCTGGCAAGGGCTTTATGCCTGGGCTTGATGGTCGCAAGATATGGGTACGCTCACAGCATGCAGCACTCAACACTCTTCTCCAGGGAGCAGGTGCTGTGCTGATGAAGAAGGCCCTGGTGTTACTAGATAGTAACCTCAGGAAAAACAAAATCCCCTATGCGTTCTGCGCTAACGTGCATGACGAATGGCAGATTGAAACAAAGAAGGAGTATGCAGATGTCGTAGGTAAGCTTGGAGTAGAAGCAATTGAAGAAGCAGGACGTTCGTATTCCCTACGTTGTCCTGTTACTGGAGAATACAACGTGGGGTTTACATGGAAAGAGACACACTGATTGATTTGATGGAGAACGCAGATACTGCCCTCCATCTGTTCATCAAAGATAATAAGCTCATCATCATGACCGATAAGGGAATGAGCAATGATGACATCTTTGAAACTTTGGCATTGTTCTCAAGCTACGTTTTGCTTGATAGCATTGACAAACCACCCGACTCTATGTTACAATAATGGTATAGAGTTTTTAAACATCACAAAGGAAATCACATGAAAACTGTTAAAGTAGTTGGACAACTGTTTTGGGCTAAACACATGGCTGAACCTAATGTTCAGTTCAATCCAGCCAACGACAAGTACGAGATTTGCATTGGTCAACTGAGCGACAGCATTGCCACTCGCTTGACCAACGAGCTTGGCATCAAGATCAAAGAACGTAGTGATGATCAGTACAACCGAGGCAAGCACATTGTTGCCAAGAGCAAGTACGTCATCAAGGCTGTTGATGAGAAGGGCAACGAGATTGATCCCTCACAAATTGGCAACGGCACTGTGGCAGAGGTTACTATCTCCAGCTATGAGCACCGTATGTCTGCCATGTATGGCAAGGCTGCTTCTGTTGTGCATAGTCCCTCCATTGCTGCCCTCAAGGTGAAAGACCTTGTGGCTCCTCCTGTTGCTGATGCTCCCAAGGCACAGGCTGACGCAGAAGAGTTGGTGCTGTAATGATTGGATTGGTAGACGGTGATGTGGTTTGTTATCGCATTGCCTTCTCCTGCAAGGACGAGAGTGAGGACGTAGCAATCACCACTCTCGCTGGCTACCTAGAAGAAATGCTCATGGTGACTCTTGGGCTTTCTTCTTGGGAGCTATTCATTACAGGCAAGGGCAACTTCAGAAAAGAGTTTGCTAAGACGGCAGAGTACAAAGGGAACAGGAAGGACGCAGAGAAGCCAGCACATCTGGAACTCCTACGTAACTATCTAGTAACCTCATGGGGTGCATTGATCAGCGAAGGCGAAGAGGCAGATGACATGATTGCCATTCGTGCGTCAGAGTTGAAAGATGATTGCATCATGATTTCTGTTGATAAAGACTTCAATCAGGTGGCAGGATGGCATTACAATTTTGTGAAAAACGACAAGTATTATGTCTCAGAGGAGGAAGGACTGCTGTTCTTCTACAAGCAAATCCTGATGGGGGACAAAGCAGACAACATTCAGGGTGTACGTGGGGTCGGTCCAGTGAAGGCAGCAAAGATGCTTGCCAAAGCAAAGACAGAACAAGACATGTATGCAGTTTGCTTGGAGGCACTGGGCGAAGAGAGAACCATTGAGAACGGAGTATTGCTATGGCTACGAAGAAAACACGGGGAGTTGTGGACACCTCCATCCCTGAGAAGTTCACCCTTGCAGGAAGCGAATGGACAGTGAGCTATGTCGATGAGCTAATTGATATGGGACTATGCAACCCATCAACGTATGAGATTCACATTCGTGCTGGGATGAATGAACAAGCAGAGGTGGCTACGTTCTTCCATGAACTAGTCCACGCAATTAAGTTTACGATGGGTGAGACAGGGCATGACGAGAAAGAAGTTGAAGGATTCGGAAACCTCCTTTGTCAGTGGTACAAAACACGACAGGCTGTATAACAATGGTGAATGGACACCTTCACGATTTCGTAGCTTTGTAATCTCTGCACTGAGGACAGCGACACGCAGGTGGCCTCCAAAGTTTAAGGCTTTGAAGGAGGCATGTACTGGTAGGAAAACTAACAAGGCCACTGGTAAGCTTGCGTATCACTATCACTGTGCTGGCTGTCGAAGGGAGTTTGTACAGAAGGATGTGCAAGTTGATCACATCTTCCCTGTTGTTTCTCCTGTCGATGGTTTTGTAGATTGGGACACCTACATTGATAGGATGTTCTGTGAGAAAGAAAAGCTACAGGTGTTGTGTTTAACGTGTCACTCACAGAAGACACAGCTTGAAAAGAAAGAAAGGGAAAAGTATGGCTCGACCAAAAAAACAACCAGAAGTACAAGACAATAAACTCTGGTTCATCTGGCTGGTGCGTTATTGGGTTCCATTCCCTGCCAGTGAATATGGTGGTTTGCAATGTCTTGTTGCAAGGGATGTTGACGAAGCAAAGAAGGTACTGCTTGAGGATGGACTAACTGAGGCGCAGTTCCAAAAGAACTACAACGAACTCATTGACGCTGTTCTGAAGAAAGCAACCATCATTCCCTTGCGTGAAGAGTATGAATATCCACACATGATAAGGCAGTTCACAACATGAAGATTGAAGTGACAATGATCACAGAGAATGCAGACGGTAGTGCAAATTGCACCCTTGACCTGGACGAGGAAGGTATCAACTTCCTTCTTAAGTTTGCATTGGTGAGAGCATTGGAAGATGCAATCAATTTGGCAGAGAAGGAGTACACGCCCAATGAGCAAAGTGAGTCTGGTGTGGGCAACACCGAGTGCTGAAGAGCGCATTGCATACATGGCTAGGGTGAGTAATCCTGCCAATCAGAACAACATTGACACAGCCCCCAAGCTGCTGCGTTATCTGATGGAGAACAAGCACTGGAGTCCTTTCGAAATGGCAAACATCTGCGTGGAGATTGAGACAACCAGGGACATTGCTCGTCAGATTCTCAGGCACAGAAGCTTCAGCTTCCAAGAGTTTAGCCAACGCTATGCTGTTGCTGATGGCTATGAGTATGCAGAGGCACGGGCGCAAGACAACAAGAACAGGCAGAACAGCTTGCCTATTGTTGACAAGAACCAGCAAGAGTGGTGGAGGTTGATGCAGGAACGTGTGCTGAAGGAAGCTCGTTTCTGTTATGAGCAAGCCCTCTCAAATGGTATTGCCAAAGAGGTTGCTCGTAAGCTGCTGCCTGAAGGTTTGACAACCAGCAGGATGTACATGAATGGTACTGTTCGTAGCTGGCTGCACTATTGCGAGATTCGTTGTGATAGTGCAACGCAGAAAGAACACCGTGTCATTGCAGAGCAGTGTCGTGACATTTTGAAATCAATTGTTCCTTCACTATTTAAGGAGTAAATATGAAGAAGCCACAACCAACCATGTGGAAGTTTACACAGGTAAGTCAAGATCAAAACAAGAGCGCAGAGGTAACTGTGTTCCTTTCTCCAGATGCTCCGTGGGATGAAATCATGCCACACTTTGCTTCCTTCCTTGAAGGCGCTGGCTATGTCGGTGTGTATAATAAGCTTGAAGAAATGGGCGCTTTCGACCTGATGAGCATCTTAAACAGGAAAGAATGTCACGATCCTTTTGACGAGGATGATGAATGAAGCACCTAGTAATTCCAGACACTCAATGTAAGCCTGGGAATTCCTTTGACCATCTGACCTGGGTAGGGAAGTATGCAGCAGAGAAGAAGCCTGAAGTCATTGTACATTTGGGCGATCACTGGGACATGCCTTCCCTGTCCATCTATGATGTAGGTAAGAAGAGCTTTGAAGGACGCACCTACCAAGCAGACATTGCTGCTGGCAATGCTGGTATGGACGCTCTCATGGCTCCCATCCTTGCAGAGCAGGAACGCCTCAAGCGCAACAAAGAAAAGCAGTGGAAACCTAAGCTAGTATTTTTGACAGGGAATCATGAAGAACGAATCGAACGAGCAATCCAAAGCGATAGAAAGCTTGATGGACTTATTGGATATCATGACTTTAACCTTGAGCAATATGGCTGGAAGCGTGTGGAATTTCTTCAGCCTGTTATTATTAATGGCATTGCTTATTGTCATTACTTTACTAGTGGTGTTATGGGCCGTCCTGTCTCTTCCCCTGCACTACTTCTTACGAAGAAACACATGAGTTGCATCATGGGGCACGTACAGGACAGGGGCATTGCCTTTGCCAAACGTGCTGACGGTAAGCGTATGACAGGGTTGTTCGCTGGTATTTGTTACACACATGACGAAGACTACCTCACTCCTCAGACCAATGGAAGTTGGGCTGGTGTGTGGATGCTGCATGAAGTGAACGATGGTTCATTCGATGAAATGCCTGTAAGTCTTTCCTTCTTGAAGGAGAAGTATGAGCAGAACAATTCATGACATCATCGACTTGCTAAAACGGCAAGACTGTGTTACAATATTGGAACTACTAGACATTAATGAGGATGAGCTAGTGAATATGTTTTTAGATAAGGTCGAAGAAAGGATGGATTACATTGAACAACAACTCTACGAATAATTACATGGGGAGTTATGAGGAGTATATTGCCAAGAGTCGATATGCTCGTTACCTCGACAGCGAACAGAGGCGTGAGGATTGGCCTGAGACAGTGAAGCGATACATGGATTTCATGGAGGCTCATGTTGCTAAACACCATAATTATAATCTTGATGGCGTACTATATAATGATTTGTATAATGCCGTTCTGAACATGGAGGTGATGCCTTCCATGCGTAGTGTGATGACAGCAGGGAAAGCTCTTGAGCGAGACAACACTGCTGGCTATAACTGTAGCTACCTTCCCATCGATGACCCCAAAGCATTCGATGAGGCAATGTACATCCTCTTGTGTGGCACTGGTGTTGGCTTCTCTGTTGAGCGTCAGTATGTTGCAAAGCTTCCTGAAGTTCCTGATCAACTGTTCGACAGCAGCACCACTGTTGTTGTCGCTGACAGCAAGGAAGGATGGGCTAAGGCTTTGCGTCAGGTGATTGCCTTGTTGTATGCCGGTGAGATTCCTTCCATCGATGTCAGCAAGGTTCGTCCTGCTGGTGCTCGACTCAAGACCTTTGGTGGACGAGCTTCTGGTCCTGGTCCTCTGATGGAACTGTTTAAGTTTGTCATCAACATCTTTAAACATGCACGAGGTCGCAAGCTAAACAGCCTTGAATGTCATGACATCATGTGCAAGATTGGCGAGGTTGTGGTTGTTGGCGGTGTCAGGCGTTCTGCTATGATTTCTCTGTCCAACCTGTCAGATGATCGTATGCGTCATGCCAAGAGTGGAGCATGGTGGGAGCAGCAAGGTCAACGTGCCTTGGCTAACAACTCTGCTTGCTACACTGAGCGTCCTGACATGGGCATCTTCATGCAGGAATGGCTGTCCCTGTACGAGAGCAAGAGTGGTGAGCGTGGCATCTTCAACCGTGAGGCTGCACAGAATGTGGTTAAGAGCAATGGAAGGCGTGATGCGTCTTATGAGTTTGGAACCAACCCATGCTCAGAGATTATTCTGCGTCCCTATCAGTTCTGTAATCTGTCTGAGATTGTGGTTCGTGCCACTGACACCAAGGAAGACCTGTTGCGTAAGGCTCGTCTTGCCACCATCCTTGGTACTTTGCAGAGCACCCTCACTCACTTCCCCTACCTGCGTAAGGTGTGGCAGAAGAACACTGAGGAGGAACGCTTGTTGGGCGTGAGCATGACAGGCATTATGGACAATGCGTTGCTCAACGATCCTGATTCAACAACCATTGGAGAGCTTCTTGATGAAATCAAACAAGAGTGTATTAACACTAATTTCGCTTTGGCTGACGCTATTGGCATTCCTCGGAGTGCAGCTATTACTTGCGTTAAACCCAGCGGTACTGTGTCTCAACTTACTGACAGCGCTAGTGGCATTCACCCTCGGCACTCTCAGTTTTACATCAGACGAGTACGTGGAGACAAGAAAGACCCGCTGACTCAGTTGATGATTGATGCTGGTGTTCACAACGAACCCTGTGTCATGAAGCCTGATCAGACTGTGGTGTTTAGCTTCCCCAAGAAAGCCCCTGATGGTGCTCTGTTGCGTGAAGATTTGACAGCCATTGAGCACCTGAAGCTATGGCTGATCTTCCAGCGTCACTGGTGTGAGCACAAGCCCTCTGTCACCATCTCAGTGATGGAGCATGAGTGGATGGAAGTTGGTGCTTTTGTGTGGCAGCACTTTGATGAAATGAGTGGTGTGAGTTTCTTGCCTTATGATGGTGGCAGCTACAAGCAAGCCCCCTATGAGGAATGCACACAAGATGTGTATGAAGAACTCAATGTCATTACGCCTAAGACAATTAACTGGAACCTGAAAGAGGTTGATGATAATGTCGA